CCAGGCGAAACCCGGTTCATAGGAGCACGTCTGGACTAGACGCTGGCAGGTGGATGCCACTGCAGCAACACTGGGTTACTGGCACATAGGGGTTGTTCTACGTGTCTCACTGGGCTACGACTAGATAGAAGGGGGGAATACCCATAGTCAACCTCGTATATTCTATCTAGGAGCGGGGAGGAAAGGACCTCACCAATTTCGGAGGATCTGATCTGCCAACATAAACCTAACAAATCAAATTCGCTAACGCCATAACGGCGTGCGATGCAACTCAACGGGATGTCGCACCTCACCGGCCCGGTTAATCGGGGCTTTTCTTCTACTCCAAGGGTAGATTCCACAATCTTACTCCTCAAAGCCTGAGTTAACTCGTGTTCACCTGCATGCACATATGAACGAATAACGTCTGAAGTATATTGTTGGGCTCGCTCCCGGATCTCCCCTTTACCGGGCAAATCTCCGACAGTCGAACCTAAGTTGCGTAACAAAACCCCAATGTTGACAAACACTTCCATCAGCCCTCCCACATACGTAGGTGAACATTTCAAGAACTGCAAGTCTTCAATGCTGGTACACACTTGACACTTCAGTATATAACCCACCCGTGCTGCGGCAGCGGCTATAGCAGCACTCACTGTCTCAACTGTCCTCAAATGGAACGGGGGCAAATTATCAATAACACTCGCGAAAATCCCAAAATTTGCACAATTGTTAATACTGGTTGTCAACACGCTTCCGGAATACAAAGTGTCGTACTTAGGGCGCAAGACTACTTTTCTAGGTTTCCGTTTAAACTCTTTGTCACTATAACTCTCAATGACACAATCGGCCCGACATTGGAGAAAAACTCCTCGTACATCTTTCTGGTTCAGATTACCTCCAAGCATTATTTGCTTCAAAAACAAAAACACTGGGTCATAATTTGATCCATCACATGCAGATATGTCGGTGTTGGCGACATACCTACCATCAGGCATGTCAACACCAATTATCGCATCATCACTAAAACACCTCAAACACACATCGTCCTCCCCATCCCAAACCGCCTGGAAAGCACGAATCAACTCCTCCCTCTCTGGTTTCTTAACAAACTGGTAGCTACAATTCCTGTACTTGAACTCACGTGAGAACGCTTCCTTAACTACGTCCATCATATAAGCTCCTTGTGCAGTGCCACGGGGACCTAAATCCCCTGTGGCCCGGAGATACTTCCCTTGTGGGAGCATCTCATCTGGCTTGCACACATACTTCACTCTCCCATGATTTCCTAACCACAAGTCCTCTGCGAAAGCACCGCTGGCGTCCATCTCAGCGCGGGTACGTACTCTCAAAGATTTCTTCGGATGTGGCGTATCAGTCCAACAATCTCTCTGTCGGTCATGATCAAAATCAGGGGTTAGCTCATCAATGCCATTGCTAACAAACTCTTGGAACACTGAATAAACCTCCCCAACACCGTAGTTCTCGAATTGATTGCTCCTGAGCTCCTCGTGTAAGCCTATTCGGTCAGGTTCGCGGGCACATGTCAATCGTGTGACAGCCCCTCGCAACCCAACGTCATCCACTTTATACGATTCTCCAGAATGCGCAAAACTCGGTCCGAACCACGTGCGGTACCGTTTATCCTTTATCGACTCTGTCCCAAAGTCGAGGCCTTTCGCCGAGAACCATTTTGCGCCCTTAACGAGCGTAAAACGTCCTCCGTCGCGATACGGTTTTTCAGTTGTGCATCGCAAGGGATATGCACGAATCACCGGCAGCCATTTCTGCTTGCTCATCCGCCAACCTCACCAGAAGTAGCAGGGTATGGTAGCAGGAGACTCCCGCTTATCGCGGGTGAGGAAACGTCGAGCAGTCTCCTGCTGCATCTCGACTGTTTGAACGACGAATATCACGGTGTTCGTCAACACCCCCCTGTCATAATCGGCTCCACCGGCCGCCACATGCTGCGTGGCGATACGGGTTAAGTGATAACTGACTTCTCGGGCGGTTGATTGCGTGATTGCGCGAGAGCTAAATAAATCAACAGCTTCTTGTGCCCATGCTTGATACACGGGACGAGACGCCATAAATTTATAACCCAGTGTCCGCATGACAGAATCTCGATTTCCTGCCTCTCCGATGTACTCAAAATTGGGTAATCGGGTGTCAATTCCAGCAAACACGCCGGGCTCAACCGCCTCAGGCGCGAAGTAACGTGCATAGATCGCACGAATAACTGGCCTGCATAGCAGTGAAAGGACAATAAGTAACAAGAAACAGATAACATATGGGTGCCATGTGTTAACCACACAATTCTTAATACAGCTCACGGAGACCGTCATGAGGTAGTGAAAATACACAATCAATATACTAATGCACGAGAAGGCGAGTAGCACCATTCGACGCACAAAATAAGACCTTTCCTGTACAGGAGGGTCACCGAGATAAAGATAGTAATTCACAGCTCGCGGCAAACCTGGAGGCGGCCGTAACGGCACCTGCACCACGAATTCAGGATCATTCCAATACGGGATTTCGCCGGGGGGCAAAATATGCTGTCCGCTGGCGCGACTCAAAAGCCGTCCAAGCTTAAACTGGGAGGATTGGTTATGGACTTCGCATTTTATGGAAACACACTCCTTCCTGGTGGAGAGGATGTGTGCATTAAAACGCGACGCTACGCAACTCGCACACGTACGACACCCACAATTCCAACGCATTTCTCGATCGGCGAGAAAAAGATCCGCGGCTCGAGAAGCGAGCGGCACGGACATCTGGACTCCGCAGCAAGAGCAAAGTCCGGGTAGAGGAACTGGGTTCTGGGGTAAATGCGGGGCAACGGCCACATGATTCAACTGATTCATAGCTCTTTGGTTCACAGCGGCACCACCACCCCTGGCAGGACGGACGCGCTGGGCAAGATCGTCAGAATTGGTCCACTCGCCGTTAACACCATTCAAATCGGGAGCGACTAGGTGTAGATTTCGGCACACAATCCTGGTTCTTGAGAACTGAAACTCACGCTTAACTACTCGCGATTCGTATCGTTCGCCATATCGGCCGTGATATCGAAAAAGCACTGTCTCGGTGCCTTGAAGCCAAATAAAGCTTGACTTCATCGCTAATGCGTGATGAAAGAAGAGATCAAAAGTCTCTTCAACCGATAAATCTAAAAGCTGGTGGTAACGAACCAGTTCTAGATAACTACGCATGTACCCCATTATCCCGTAAGTGGGGGCAACACGTTGACTCACCAATCGATCGGCTTCAATTAGTGAGGATGTGGTCATCTGATGACCTTCTACCGACGGACCAAGTCGAGTGGAAGGGTTCTGAGAATCAGATTGATCTTGGTAATAAGACCATTCTGCTTCGGCACGTGGGCCGGCGCGCGTACGTGCGCTCATCACCTTATGTAGGCGGGATCGAATTGTGCCTCTCTTACGTGAGGCGGTATTTTGTTTAGACGAAATATTTGGAAGACTCATGGTTGATACTCGTTAATATAATGTCTGTACACTCTACGGGGTGTCTCCATATTTTCCGGGAGGTTTTCAGCTACGAGCCATCCTACCAGGCCGCTTCAGACAGGAAGTGAACTGTCGGGTCTTTCAAACCGATGTGCATCGCACTATAGACGCATGGACGTATGCCAAAAGGACTAATTAACTCCATGGCCGAGTGGTTCTTCACTCGGAAATTGCTCAGAAGATTTCAGCTGACTCTGTTATATATAGGCTCCTGCGTAGCGACGCAGTGCATAATATGGAAATAAAAATATATAAAAACACACATAACGATAAAACGATTAACAATATATCTAATACTTGATCATGGCCTGCGTTTGCGCAGTAGCGCCGCGAGCATAGCCATAAGCAGCAGATTCACTCAAATCAAAAGCAAACTGTTTTGTGCTGCGTGTGATGTCGCGTAGGCCATCCATAAAGGCTGCACCTAAGGACTTCCCAGCGTTCTCACGAATTTGAGTCTGCTGTGCCGCGCACACAATGTGATCGACAGCAACAGGATCAGACTCTGTTCTCGTAGAGACTCCATTGCACAATTCGCCAGTATATTCTACATGACCGACCATTTCAACATAAAAATTTCCAGTAGAGCCAACAGGCTGCTGTATACATATCATGGCAATAGGAGCTCCCATAAGGACGCCATTGTTGCTGTACGTATATGCGTTGTTCCAGATCCCATTCGGAGACCAAGGATAGCAACAATCGGAGGCGTTAGACGGGGTAGCCCCGAGAGACTGATTAGCGTAGGCAAGCTCGGATGCATCAACTGGAAACATAGTGAGTTCAAGAGGCTCTCTTGTCACGGGACGTGTAATTGCGTTGGATAAACTACCCAAAGAACCTACAGTCATAGGAGAACCATTAAAATAATTAACATTCAAGTGTGTGGGATGTGCATATGCCGTATATAAACCGGACTCGTTCAGTGTTGTTCCTATATACTGAATACGGATTCCGACTGCGACTAAGCGTCCACCAACACCCTCCTCAGAATCACCAATTGTGCTTGTGAGGTTAGCGGAATTGTATGGACACCCGGCCCAATTGAGTCCAGCGACACCACTAACAGTGGTGTTTGTGGCAGAAAGGGCTCCTAAAGTAGAGCCAGTGAAAGTGGGGGTTGTATAAAAAGCGGTAAACTGATCCGCCGCAAGAGTGGGAGTAATATATATAAATCCCAAGCCCTGGGTACCAACGCCCAGTGTGAAACGACTAAATAATGTGACTTTCTGTGAAGGGGCAGCAGGGAAGGTGGGGATACACGCTCCTCGGGCTTCAAGGGAGAATGGGTCACATATAGCACGTGCAAACTTAGCAGCGCAGGCACTCAGCATGATTGGGTTTCCTCGTACACGTCTGCGTTGGGAACGCTTAGTATTTTTCTTCTTTCGATTCTTACTCTTCTTGTTCTTAGGACGACGAGGGGTGGGGTTGTTATTAATATTTACAATAGATTTTCTAGCTACAATATATACATACACCTGTGAAATTGTAAAGCCACAGGTAAGGAGGGGAGCGATATGCCATAACTCGCTCTCTTGTAACGCGCCCTCAGGTACTAAAACCCGACGCGGTCCGCTTCTTCTGCACTAATGCGCAAGGTGAACGGGTACTCCAATAGGACCTAAACAACCGCTCATTCCTACCCATGGCAAGTAGGTGGTAAATCAGAGCGGCGACTCATACTTGCTATCGTATGAGGATACGGCCGAAGCCGCAAAATGTGGCGCCATCAAGCCCACACCACTATTAACCGAAGCCTATGTCAAAGAACACGCACGGGAAATGCTCG